TGAGGAAATGGTGGCAGATCCAAAAGTTAGCAAAAACATTGAGTCAGCAATCGCTTATGTCGGCGGTCGATGCGAGACACTATTCTCTGGCGTTTACGTGCGAAAGAATGTGCCTGGATTGATTGCGATACTAAGCATGAATGGATTAGCGACATGAATAAACTATTTGAAAATTGGAATAGGTTTTTAAAAGAAGCCGCTCCGCCGGAAGACGATACTGACGCCTTGTACGATCGGTATTGGCGCCCCGCCGTGGAGAATTATTATGAAGGCTCTTCTAACGTCGATCAATATTATGAGGACTATGATCCTGATAGTTCCGATGATAAGGCGCACTGGCACGTCAGGTTTGCTATTAGTCATTTGAATAGTTTGCTGGGTAGAAACCCACAACCAACTGATGAAGAAATTATCGACGCGATTCACGAGGGCTGGCACGAAGGCGACTACTCGCGGAGAGAGCAGGAAGATATGGATCGAGACTACTAAGTATGAAAAGGATTAGCAACATGAAAATTACAAAAACACAACTTAAACAGATTATTAAAGAAGAGCTTGAGAGCGTTCTGAGCGAACGCGCCCCATCTGGCATGCCACCGGGCTATGTCACAATTGGAAGCACACCGCAGAAGATTGGTGAAGATAAAGTATTTGCGGAGATTTGGGTACCCCCAGGCTGGAAAGAGATAATGGGCGAGATTGCGAAAGGCAGCGGAGCAAACTTTAAAGTTTTCTTGCCAGACAGGACCGGACAATTTGTAGGTACGAAGTTTGGAAATTACGTCTTGGTGGGAGAGCCAGCCATTAAAGCCGCCGGCGAGAACGACCCAATGCGTGCATTGATAAAAATTATCATGAACCAAGCTGGATAAGAGTGTTAATGTTAAGAAAGTTTTGAAAAGGAATAAAAATGAAAATCACAAAAACACAACTTAAACAGATTATTAAAGAAGAGTATGATGCCTACAGCATTGAAAGCATCCGCGAGCGTTCCGATGCAATGGAAATGGCGCAGGAAGTCAGTGAGATCATGAATTCAGTGGACTTCCGGTCGCTCTCAGGCAAAGAAGCTTATGGCATGATAGTAGACGCTATTAACACCGACCCCGCCGATGCGGCTCAATTCTGGCACGACATGCTGCATCCGCATGGACCCCTTCTGTATCGAGAGCAAGAAGAAGAAGAAGACTAAGTATGAATGGATTAACAACATAGGGAATAATCAAATGAAAATCACAAAAACACAACTTAAACAGATTATTAAAGAAGAACTTGAAGCCGCAATTGATGAAGGCTTTTTAGATAGACTAAAGTCAAAGGCAAAGGGGCACGTCACCAGTGTTACTGCTGGCGGAGGCATCGACCGGTCCGAAGAGGGCGAGAAATCTGGTGGTCTTGCGCAGATAGATTTCCAAATCAAAATGGGACACAAGTATCAAAATGCTCTTCAGAAGATGTCGCAGTCAATAGCCAAGGATGCTAAAAAAATGGCCGGCGACAAGGATTTCCAACGCCGCATGCAATCAATTATGCAAATTTTGAATAAAGCCGCGAAGGCATTAGATCCAGAAGCGCTTCGCGCAGCCGAGGGCGAAGCCCGAAAGAAAGAACGCGAAGGTCGATTCTAGGAGTAGCGATATGAAAATCACCCTTGAAAGATTGCGCGAGATTATAACCGAGGAAGTTATCAAAGAGGAGCTTGCTCCCGAAATTGCTGTGCCGGCTATTGCCGCAATGCTTCAAGGTACTGATTCGGTCGATACTTCCGAGATCTTTGGAGCCGTCTTTGATCAAATGTATGGCGAAGGCGCCTTAGAAGGCGAAGCCGAAAGAATGGCTAGCGCAGAAGAGCCCGAAGAAGAAGACTTTCCAACTGAGTATCAGCCCGGCGGGAGTGAAGGCGATCGACCGGTGATGGGCTTTGAAGAGAATATAAACGAGATCATCCAAGAAGAATATTACATCTATATGATTGAGCAAGAATATAAATTGCTTCAAGAGGCTCCTAATGCCGAGGGTATTTTGAGAAGCTCATATGGGCTCAGTCCTGGCGAGATCAGCCCTATTGATCTGAAATCTGGATGGGAAGAGGTGTTGGCTGACCGATATGCCCCCCCCGCAGAACGTGCCGGCGCCGAAATGTCGAAGGAGTTATACGACAAATTAGAAGACTTGGCGGTTCAGTCTGCCGTCGATATTAGTAATGCTGATATTTATTGGCAAAAGTATTTAAATTTAGGCGGTAGCCTGCGAGATATTATCGCCGCAGCACCGGAGAGTGCCGATATTGTAGGAACCTTAGAAAAACTGCACCAAAGGTTGAGAAACCGCCAAGAGCACGAGGGAGCAGAAGACGATCCAGAGTCCATGCGTGATTTTCAAGGGCGCCCCATCAGCCGCTGGTCAAAGTCACAAGATGACACATCGGCACTGCAAGAAGAAGAGAAATATAAAAAGTCTTTTTATAGGGCAAAAGAAAAAAGAGCAGACGATCTTATAAATAAAGGCGTGAACAAAGATATGGCTTATGGCATCGCTGATAAGCAGGTGGCCAAAGCAGGTAAGAAAAAGAAAAAAGGAAAATAAACAATGGAAGAGACAAAAGCAAAACTAGACAGATTGGTCGAGAAGATGATTTCTCGTAAATTTCTGGTTTGGTTAACCGCCACAGGGCTTATGGCATTTTATGGACTTGATTCAGGAGATTGGGTAATGCTCTCTGCAATTTACATCGGCGCCCAAGGCGTTATTGATGGCATTGCAAAGATGAAAGGCGTTTGATGTTAAAGATTGACTGGCTTAAAGTTCTCGGTCTCGCAAAGAAAAACTGGAAAGAAATAACAATTATTATCCTTTTACTTACAGTTATTGGAAAAATGCGTTATGATTATAAGCAGCTGGAAGCAACTTACGAAACCAGCCAAGAATCTTTGCAAAATCAGATCGAAGGCTTGCAAGCAATTCATGCCGAAGAAATAGAAAGAAAAGAACAAGCATTGCAAAATTATCGCGATGCGTTAGAATTATTGGAGAGAGAATATGAAAAAGAAAGAGGCGAAATTGAACTCGTGGTTGAGGAAAGAATTGTTGAAATTGAAACTACGATCGATAATCGAAAGCAGTTCACCGAAAACAAAGAAGAACTCGCAGAACAAGTAACAGATACATTCGGATTTCAGTATGTTCCTTAAAGCATTGTTATTTTCATTGGCGGCTCACGCAGAGCCACCACAGTTTACTATTGTCGGACAAGATGAACCAGCGCCTTTTGAGGGTGTTTTATTTAACAAGCGCGCCATGGCTGAGTTGTTAGTTCTTCCGCTGGAATATACCTTACAATGCGATTTGGAAGTAGAATATCAAATAGATGTTCAGGCAACCGAATTTCAACTTGAGCGCCAGAACTTTCAAATCCGTTTGGATTCAGTGCTAAAAGAATATGAATTACGCATAACAGAAAAAGACAAAGAAATTTATGCCCTCCAGGAGGCAATCGCAGCGCAAGCACCAAGTAATAAGTGGTGGTGGTTCGCCGGCGGCGTGGCTGCTGGTGTCGCAACTACTTACGCTGCATACCGAGTTTTTAATGAGCAATGATCCAAATAAGATTGCTGCGATAGAAAAAGCCATAGCCGAAAAATACGGCAGAGAAGCCGTTCAGAATCCAAAGGGAAATTGGAACGAGAGCAAAGAGAAAGAATATCTTGAACAATCCCGAGAGTTTTATAAGAAACAGTATAAAAATGAAGAGTGGCAAGAAAAAGTAGATGTTAATGGGATTAAGATCTCGAAAAAACTACTTAATAGAGAATCTTTAAAATGTTGTCCTATCTGCGGAACCTTTCCAAAGAAATCTATGGATGATGTGTGTCTTGTCAAATTTGATTGTTGTAATACTTGCTACATAAAATATGTCGAGGATAGAGAAGAGAGATGGTTAAAAGGATGGAGACCTAGTGAAATTAAGTAAAACGAAATTAAAGCGAATTATCTTAGAAGTTCTATCAGAAACTAATGGAGGCGTCACCGACCAACAAGCAGCATCGGCTGCGGCTATCAAGAAAAAACTGAAAGGAAAAGAATCTCAACAAGAAGTTGGCAAACTTGTCGCAAGAGAGCGCCAAGTCGTTACCGCTCTGTCGGGCATTCAGAAAGCCCTGGCTAGCCAGCCAGGAAATCAGGCAAGTCAAAAAGTTGTAATGCTTGTGCAGCGACTTATCGATGAGTTAAAGAAAGGACCAGAAGGGACCATCACCACAGAAGAAGGAGACGGATAATGGCTAAGAAAAAAGAAGCAGCTTCTATTTCAGATATCGTGAGCGGCTTGGCTCAAGCTGCAGCTAATGCATATGACGGTGCGTATACTGAAGATGGAGAACTTTTAGAAGTTGGATTAAAAAGAGAAGAAGGCGATCTTATTCTAGACAAAAGAGTTCTAGATGGATTCGGAGTTGTGTTTTATGGACCCATGATGTGTATTAAATATCACTCAGAAGTTCAGCTTAAAGAAGTATATGCCAATGGTTTCGAAACAGAAATCGAGCAGCGCTTAGCTGACATTGCCTCTTATCTTAAAAAGGAATACCGTAAAATTACTGGCAAATCAGTTAGTTTAACCAAAGAAGGCGAAGTAGAAGTTATGGTCGAGAGCACATCTAGAGTACGAAGCTGGGTAACTGCTAAGATGCATTATAAGATTGGCGGACTAGATAAAGTTGCCATGGTCGGCGAGGCAAATGTGGATCCGCTCCACGCCAGCCACGAAGCATCTTGGAAAAAATTTGTTGAATTAGGCGGCTGGAAAGGTAAAAGACCAAAGAACGACAGTCGCAAAAAGGAATCTTAAAAAGTGCGCCTTACTAAATCTAAGTTAAGGCAGCTAATTTTAGAAGAAATTAGATTTACTGTAGGTGAAGCAGCGCAGAGATCTGAAAAATATCTTTTTGATAAAATACCCGAAGTTTGTGAATTGCACTATAATGACTTGATTGTGGAGAAAGGTAATTCTGATTATGGCATTCTAGCCGCGTATCGTCATTTTATGGAAGGCATTAAAAGTAAAACAAATCGACCATTAAGCGTTGTTTGGATCAAAGAAGAGAACAAGTTTCTTGTTGTTGATGGTTATCATAGATTGGTGGAGTCATTGTTAAGAGGCCAGAATAAATATTTATGCGAAATAGACTGGACTGGGTTCACAAATGATTGGTCGTTACCGATATCAAGCGACAGGCTGATTTTAGAAGATCTATTCGAATAAAAATGATTAATGAGTTTTCAATTAGACAAAAAACAAAGAGTAAAAGAGATACTTAAGTGTGGAAAAGACCCCTCTTACTTCCTTAACACCTACGCAAGAATATCACATCCATTACATGGACTTATTCTTTTTAACACTTTCGACTTCCAAGACGAGCTTCTTACCGATTTTAATGATTATCGCTTTAACGTTATTCTAAAAGCTCGTCAGCTTGGTATCTCAACGATTACTGCAGGCTATATCGTCTGGATGATGTTGTTCCATCGCGATAAGGCTATTCTCGTTATGGCAACAAAGTTTGCGACAGCGGGAAACTTGGTTAAGAAAGTTAAACATATTATGCGTAATCTTCCAGACTGGCTTAAAATTGCCACTATTAGTGTCGATAATCGCACGTCTTTTGAGCTTTCTAATGGATCATCAATTAAGGCGGCTTCAACTTCTGGTGATGCTGGTCGTTCAGAAGCTTTGTCGCTTTTGGTTCTTGATGAGGCTGCTCACATTGAAAATCTTGAAGAGCTTTGGACAGGTTTATACCCTACATTATCGACAGGTGGACGTTGTATCGCATTGTCAACCCCGAACGGTGTTGGTAATTGGTTTCACAAGGCTTGTATGGACGCCGAGGCGGGTGCAAACAACTTCAACTTAACTACGCTTCAGTGGGAAGTGCATCCAGACAGAGACGAAGAGTGGTATAAAAAAGAAACCAAGAACATGTCTAAGAGACAGATCGCCCAAGAGCTTGAGTGCAGTTTCAATACTTCGGGAGAAACCGTTATTGATCCGGATTGTATGACGTGGATGTTATCTACCGTTAAAGAGCCGAAACATCGCACGGGCTTTGATCGTAATTTCTGGATTTGGGAAGAATTTGATCCCACCTGTAATTATTTATTGGTTGCTGATGTATCGCGAGGCGACGGCGCCGATTTCTCCACTTTTCATATCGTTAAACTTGAAACGCTAGAAATCATAGGCGAATATCAAGGGAAGCCAACAATCGATATGTTTGCAAATATGCTAAATAGCGTTGGCAGAGAATTTGGCGGCTGCATGCTTGTGGTTGAGAACAATAATATTGGATATTCTGTGTTAGACAAGCTTATTAATGAATATCAATATCCAAATGTCTATCATTCAGTTAAATCAACTCATGAATATATTGAGCAACACCAAGCAGAAATAAGAAATTCGGCGGTCCCAGGGTTCACCACCTCTATGAAAACGCGCCCTCTCATAGTTGCCAAATTAGAGGAGTTTATCAGAAACAAACTAATTACCATATATTCATCTCGTATTATTAATGAGATGAAGACTTTTATTTGGAGGAACGGTAAGCCACAAGCGATGAAAGGCTATAATGATGATTTAATTATGGCGCTAGCTATAGCATGCTGGGTAAGAGATACCGCACTGCAAGTTAACGCAAGAGAATTAAATTATCAAAGAGCTTTTGTTAGCGCAATTTATACCACGAAGACTACTATGAATACTCAAATCAAAGGACAAGAAGGCTACAAAAGAGACGAAATATTTGATAAAATGACTGAAGCAGAGAAAATATATGAACAATACAAATGGATTATAAAGTGAGAAACTAAATGCCCCCAAACAAAAACCCTTCCAATAATCAATCAGGCTTATTCAAAGCACTAACCAGACTATTTTCTGGACCAATAGTTAACTATCGTTCGCAAACAGGTAGGAAGATCAGAAGACAGCATTTAGATAAGTTCGGCAGTAGATTTAAATCAGCTTCAGGACAACAATTTAAGAAGTCACTTTATAATCCTTTAGATACAGTTGCCACAAACGCAATTGCCAACCAGCGCCGCATTGAAAGATATGTCGATTTTGATCAAATGGAATATACTCCTGAGATTGCTTCTACGATGGATATCTATGCAGACGAAATGACCACTCATTCTAGTCTTAGTCCGATGCTTAATATTAAATGTTCAAACGAAGAAATTAAAGCAGTTTTAGAGGTTCTTTTTGATAGCATTCTTAATCTTCAATATAATCTTTTTGGCTGGGCGCGCACGATGTCTAAATATGGCGACTTCTTTTTATATCTTGATATTGACGAGAAATATGGTGTGCAATCGGTGATCTCATTGCCACCCTCCGAGATCGAGCGTCTGGAGGGACAAGACTCTACGAATCCAAATTATGTTCAATATCAGTGGAATTCTGCTGGTATGACATTTGAAAACTGGCAAGTGGCGCATTTTCGTGTTTTAGGAAACGACAAGTATGCTCCTTATGGAACTTCTATTCTTGAACCGGCTCGTCGTATTTGGCGACAATTGGTGCTTATGGAAGATGCGATGATGGCATATAGAATTGTTAGATCTTCCGAGAGAAGGTTGTTTAAAATTGATGTTGGTGCTATTCCTCCAAACGAGGTTGAGCAATATATGCAAAAGATTGTCTCACAACTTAAAAGACATCAAGTTGTCGATCCTTCTTCTGGTAAGGTTGATTTACGCTATAACCCTATGTCAATCGAAGAGGACTATTTTATCCCAGTGCGCGCAGGCTCAGCAACAGACATTACAAATCTCGCCGGCGGATCAAACACAACACAAATCGACGATATCAAATATCTTCGCGATAAACTATTCTCAGCACTTAAAATTCCACAAGCATATCTTGCCATGGGTGAGGGCGCCGCAGAAGACAAGACAACTTTAGCGCAGAAAGATCTTAGATTTGCTAGAACAATTCAGAGACTACAAAGGGTTGTTGTGGCTGAGCTTACGAAAGTTGGAATTATTCACCTCTACACATTAGGTTTCAGAGGAGATGATTTGTTGGCCTTTAGCTTAGCGCTCAACAATCCATCTAAAATTGCAGAACTTCAAGAGATCGAACACTGGAAGTCCAAATTTGATATAGCCGCTGGAGCCACCGAGGGATTTTTCTCTCGTCGTTGGGTTTCAGAACATATTTTTGGAATGTCTCATGAAGAATTTATGCGCAATCAAAGAGAGATGTATTACGATCGCAAACACGATGCTGCCCTACAACAGGTTGCAGAAGCAGCCGCCGCCGAAGGTGGTGGCGGTGGAGATCTCGGAGGCGATCTCGGAGGCGATCTCGGAGGTGATCTCGGCGGAGATCTTGGTGGAGATCTTGGCGGCGGCGAAGAGATGCCAGCCGGCGAAGCCGGCGGCGAGGAGCCTGCAGGCGGCGAAGAATCCGCATTGCTCGCTGTACCTCCTGGTTCTCGCAACTCACCAAAAACATATGGCCGCCACGAGAAATATACTCCCGTAAAAGTAGACAAAAGAAAGTCCAGCGGACCCCGAACTAGAAACTATGCTGCTAAACGAGACAATGAAATGCGCGGCGCGTCCCCCCGCTCTTTGTATAAAGGAAGAGAAATTAACACGATACCGCCAATTGCTAAAGGTATTTATGAGGAACAAGAATCTAATTATACTTTAAGAGAGCAGACAGAAGAAAACAAATTATTTCAAATAAACGATTCTATTCGCAGTTTGCTTAAAGGATTAGAAGCTAAAAATTTATTAACGGAGCAAAAGAATGAAGATAAAGCACAATAAAAAAAGAAACACAGCTTTTGTTTATGAAGCTTTAATAGTAGAGGCGACCGTAGCTATTCTCAAAAAAGATATTAAAAGACAGAACAGGGCGTCAAATTTAATTAAAAAATATTTTCGACCTGGGGGTACTTTAAGAAAAGATTTAGAATGCTATCGTTCACTATACGAGGAACAAAATCTCGATAGGCAGATTTCGAAAAGGATTGTGCAGGAAGCAAAATTACAACAAAAACTATTAGATCCTGAGAAAGTTTTTGATGCCCAGTCAGATCTGATTCGCGACATTAATAAAGAATTATCCGCTTCCGTCTTCGCCAATTTTGTACCGAACTATAAATCTCTTGCCACAATTGGGCAGTTATTTTCAGATAGAACATCTCCTAAGTCATTAGTAATTTTAGAAAATCGAATCATTAATGATATGCAGAAATCTAACATTCAACATGTATCAGCTGATTTGGTAGACGGTATTGTCTATAAAGCTTTTGTCGAGAAGTTTAACAACAAATATGAGCAGGATTTGTTAGTTGAACAGAAAGAGCTGCTTACACACTATATTTCTTCTTTTGCAGATAACGCCCTAGGGCTGAAAGTCTTTTTAAATGAAGAAATAGCAAGATTAAAATTAAAGCTTAACGAGGCTCTTGAGGCACAGGAAATTAAAAATGATTTTGAAATGTGTAACAAGGCTAAAAGAATTATTGAACATTTAAATACTTTTGCAAAACAAGACTTTAATGACGAGATCCTGTTGACTGTTTTGAAAACACAATCATTAGTTAAGGAAATCTATAGCAATGCCGATTAAAATTCGAATTGGAAAAGGGGCTGATGATGCCTTCGTCCGTCTTGAGATGGACATTCGAAAAAGCATGAGTGGAGATTTAATGATCTTTGATCATGCTGACATTGATATTGTTTTGTCCACCGCAAAAAATAAAGTTATTGCTTTTCCCAAAGAAACAATGAGCGATTTGGTTTATGGAGCGCAAAACAGATTGTTCACTGAATTACGAAAAAAAGGCGTAATTGTATCTGATTCCATTCAAGCCGGCTCGTTTTACGGCTCCATTGAAGCCACAATGGAAACAACGATATCAGAAGACCTAAGCGCACCCAAGATGGCTCTTATTAATATTTCTAGATTTATTGATGAAGAGCGCCCATATTTTGAATCAACCGAAGCTATCGTTTCTCTGAAAGATGATGAGCTGCTTCATCCGGAGAAGACCGATTCTACTGAATTAGGCGAAGTTCCACAAGCAGTTAATCAAGGATCTTTGCAACAAAATTACGTTAGAGATCCTTATTCATTACACTATATGTATACATTTGAATAGGAAGCCTCAAAATGCCTGAGATGAAATTAATAATGGAGAGCTGGCGCCTCCACCAAAGTGAAGAAACAGAAGGCGCCTTTCTGGTAGAAGAGATCTGGAGCGGCGCCTATATCACACACCTTATTCTTTTAGAAGATCAGAGAAGATTGTTAGAGGAGGGTATTGGGCAATTTTTTTCGAATGCCTTTAATGCCGTAAAAGGAAAGGTAGAACAGTTTGCGACTTGGGCAGAGAGTAAATTAATGTCATTTGTT